GTGAAGTTTAGCAACGGTCATAAAACATCATGCCGAGACGTTACACGAGTGGACTTAGGAATATAGTGAGCCCGCCGAGGGTGCGACGTGCGCGGGCGTTGTTACTCGCTAGTAGAAGAGCCCGTCCGAGCGCGCGGGCCATTTTGGCAGTTGGTGCGCGACGCGCGTTGGTAGGTAGGGCTCTCATGGGCGGTGGTATAGCCGCTGCTGCACTTGGGGGCTATGGAGTATATAGAGGTGTGAAACGAATCAAACGGGCAAACGCGAGACGACGTGCCGTTGCAAAAACGGGTATAACGAGAATCGCTAGCCCGTCTAAGAATATCAATCAGATCGATCAAGAGCCAACGACTATAAACAACAACACGTGGAGTGCTGTAGACTTATGTGCTATTCCCGCGAACCCTGCGAACTTGCAGAACGCCAGTAGAAGCGGTAAGTGGGCGCATATATCAGGTATTCGTCACAAGGCTATATGGGTAAACCAAACGGCGGTGACTGTTAGGGTTTATCAGTATTGGATCATTCCGAGACAATATAGGATCGGTATAACGGATGCCGATATTCAAAACGAGTTCTTCAGTGCTACCGGTAATGCGGCAGACGGTGACGACAATTGGAATGCGCTACACAACGCTTTGAATTATGATCGTCCTGTGAACTCGGAGAAATATACGGTGTTGAAGAAGATGGTTACGACACTTGGTCCGGGTGTGGAAACGACACCTTTAGAGCAAAGTATGGTGCCTTCCATCAAGTCAGAGACTATGTGGATTCCTATCAATCGTAAATATACATATGAACAAGTGGCGGGAGAAGGGGATGTTACGCGTACCGAACAACCCCCGGTGTTTTGGGTGTCATGGTGTAACCGAATGAGTCAAGGGAGTGGGCAACCTGCGGTTGCCACTGTCACACGGGCGATCAAGCTTACAACTTACTTCCGTGATGGAGATACCTAACCCCCCTACCTAACACAGTGCGAGCAAACCCTAGGTTGATTGGTGACGGCATTCACCCTAACCCTCCTGGGGTGGCGACTGTTGGGTTATCTGGTTTAATATATAGTTAGGTTATCTGGTTTATACTATTCTTCATAGTTCCATACGATCGTCACAGGGCGGTCACGAGATAAATATTGAAGGTTTGGATACTCATTCATGAAAACCACCACATGGGGCACGCTCAATGTTTTCATTCGACTTTCATACTTCATCGATGAGACATTACCATTCTTCAATTGTTCCAGGACGCTGTATTGGAAATGTTCGCTAGTAAGTCGGGGTAGGTCAAAGAGGAAAACTGACTTTCGTTCGTCGATGGCGTAGGCGATGTCATCCCGTTTTCCAGAAGATAGAATCTGTACGTCAGATGGTCGAGATCTGTGGAAGTGGTGAGCGAACCATGACTTGCCGGAGTTCCCAACGGGGTCGACAACAAAATAGATCTTACGGGCGTCAGGTTCTCCATTGAGGATGTCGGCGAGAGATTGTTGGTAGTCTCGCCAAAGGGGTTCCGGATGAGGCGGGGAGGGGTAGATGGCGTCGATAAACGACTGTACTCTTCCGGAGTTGAGATAGATAGAAGGGAACTCGCGTGCGACAGAGGAGACGCAGGGCTTGGTGGGCTGAGCAAGGACCCAATCGCGAAAGAGTTCGTAGCGGTTGGTCTTGCCGGGGACATTGGGTAGTTGTCCGTATTCGACAATGTTAAGCGAGGGCGGTTTACCGGTGTTACCGCCACCCTTGCAATAGTCGGAGGCCTGTTCGTTGGTTCCGCGGGCGAGTTCGAGATGAGCTCGGGGAATAAGGACCTTGGCGGCGACGAGGGTCTTGTTGGTCTTGGAGATGAAGAAACCCTGGATGTGCGGCGTTCCGGTGTCGCCGATCTCATCGGAGAAGACCAGATAGGTAAGGGTAGGGCCGAGGGCATTGAGGGAGACATAATCCGCGGGGACGGGATTATTGACAGTGAAGCACCAGCGCTTTCCTTGGAGCCGAGGCATTTTTATGAGATATGGGATTGGGATGAGGAGGTCTGGGTAATACTATCCCAGACCTCCATCGGCGTGAAGTTTAGCAACGGTCATAAAACATCATGCCGAGACGTTACACGAGTGGACTTAGGAATATAGTGAGCCCGCCGAGGGTGCGACGTGCGCGGGCGTTGTTACTCGCTAGTAGAAGAGC